GTGCTGTTCCGGGTTTTTCAAGTTTCAAAGTAACACCTCAAAATACAATCATTGGGGACGCCGTTAATGCTATACAGAACGTTCCCGGCATTTCTCAAATAGTTGGAATAGGTTCTGACATTCTAGACGCGGGTGGAAATCAACAGTTTAAGAGTACGTATGGCTTTACCCCAGAAGAGTTTCTTGCTACTCCGGGAAATACACTAGCGGATCTTCAGCAAATAGTTTCATATGGCGCTCTTGATGAGCTATACAACTTCTCTGATAATCCAAGAGGAGACTCACAGATAGTAGGCCTTTTGTCTGGTATTCCGGACCAGTACTCTACAGGTGCTAACAACCTAATTAATACTTATGGCGATTCTACGGGTGGTACAGCATATATACCAGACGCCCTTACTATAACGAATGCTCAAGACGCTGCTGCGGCAGCAAGTGCAAGTGCAGGCTCAGGTAGTGCGGCTATTATTAACTTGGGCGGTACAGAAACGGTTGTATCAGCCAACACTGTTTTACCCGGAATTAACACAACAATTAGTGATGCTATCATTGACGGGTTTATTGATGGCGTATTAGTTGATAGTGACGCTAACAGCGCAACGGTAAGCACTGGTGGAAATACAACTACTAACACTCTAGATACCACGGCTACTACTATAGATCAAAGTACTGTAGATGAAACTACTATAGATCAAAGTACTGTAGATGATACAATTGTTGATGATACAGTTACTCTTGATGATACTACTGTTGATGATACAGTTACTCTTGATGATACTACTGTTGATGATACAGTTACTCTTGATGATACAATTGTTGATGATACAGTTACTCTTGATGATACAATTGTTGATGATACAGTTACTCTTGATGATACTACTGTTGATGATACAGTTACTCTTATAGATGATGATACAGTTGTCGATACTGTTATCACACCAACTACTGTATTACAAGAGACTGTGGTGCCTCCAACTACTGTATTACCGCCCGATGACGGTGGTGGCGGGGGCGGTGGCGGCGGTGGCGGCTTTAATTTTAGAGGTGGTACAAATATGTTTGAGCCACAGAATATAGGTATGCCGGGATTTGGAGATCCAGCACTACTTGCCGCAATGCAGTTCCCTATCGTAAATTATTTAGAACAATATCGTTCAGCAAGACAGCCTAAAGTTAACTCAATGGACGGCTTATTTAAGGACTATTTAGCATGACATACTTAAATTTAGTAAACAATGTCCTTAGACGTTTGCGAGAGGACGAAGTAACAACTGTGTACGCTAATACGTATAGCACTATGGTTGGTGACTATATTAACGACGCTAAGACACTAATGGAAAATACTTGGGATTGGTCACAGCTTAGGTCTACTGTTACGATTACTACTGCCGCAGATGACTACACGTATTCTCTTACAGGTTCACAGGACTACGGTAAAGTACTGACTATGGTTAACGATACATCTAATATAATTATGGAGTATCGTCCTCAGTCTTGGATTGACGAAAAGTATCTAATAGGAACACCTGCATCTGGTACACCTTCTTTTTACACTTACAACAGTGTTGATTCTAACGGTGACTCACAGATTGATGTGTATCCTAAACCTGATGGTGTTTACTCTATTAAAACTAAGATGGTAATTAGGAATGTTCCTTTGTCTGTTGATGCAGACACTCTTGCTATTCCTAGTCAGCCTGTTATTCACATGGCAGTAGCTCTGTTAGCTCGTGAACGTGGCGAGACAGGCGGTACATCTACCCCTGAGTACTTTGCTATAGCTGACAAATACCTATCAGATGCAATCGCTATGGATGCACAGAAGCACCCTGACGAAACCATCTGGTACACACCGTAGGAGTAAGCATGGCCCAGCCACTACAGAGTATTAACTTAGTTGCTCCTGCTTTTATGGGGATCAACACTGAGGATTCTCCTATAGCACAGGATACTGCTTTTGCAGAAGTTGCTGATAACGCTATCATTGACAGGCGTGGTCGTTTAGCTTCACGTAAAGGTAACACTGTTTTAAGTACAAACAAAACGGTACTAGGTACAGACTACCTACATAAGATACACGAGTTTTATGACAGTGCAGGTAACGAAGTAATCTTTAGTACTGGTAACAATAAGATTATGACAGGCACTGCGACACTAGTGGATGCTTCTCCGGGGTCATATACAATTTCAGCTAACGATTGGAAGATTGTAAACTTTAACGATCATGCTTACTTCTTTCAACGCGGTTATGAACCTTTAGTCTATAGCCACTCACTAGGGGCAGTAACTAAAATGTCTAGTGTATCTGGCGCTCATGTAACAGCTAGTCAGTATTCTAATGAAGTTCTTGCTGCTTATGGTAGGTTGTTTGTTGTAGGTAATGCGACTAATGATAGTATTATTTATTGGTCTGACTTGTTAGTAGGACACAACTTTAGTAGTGGCTCTAGCGGATCTATAGATGTAGCTAAGGCATGGCCTAATGGGTTTGATAAAGTTGTAGCTCTTGCCGCACACAATAACTTTCTTATTGTCTTTGGTGAGAATAATATAATTGTTTACAGTGGGGCAGACAGTCCTGCATCTATGGCTATCCATGACACCATTGCTGGTGTAGGTTGTGTAGACAGAAACAGCATACAAGACATAGGAACAGACCTTTTGTTTTTAACTCCTACAGGTCTAAGAGGACTAGGTAGAACTATACAAGAAAAGTCTCTACCTATTACTGACTTGAGCAGAAACATAAAGCAAGAGTTAATTGCTAATACATTGGCTACTACTAAACCTGTTAGCACTGTGTACAGCCCTGAGAACTACTTTTATCTTTTGTGTTTTGCTGATCTTAATTTAGTGTACTGCTTTGACATAAGAGCAACGCTAGAAAACGGAGCGTACAGAGTTACTCGTTGGCCCAGTGTTGACTTTAAGTCGTTCCAAAGAGATAGGAACGGTGATATATACATAGGGTGTGTAGATGGCTTAGGTAAGTATGACAACTACAGAGACAACGGAAAGTCTTACCGCTTTAGGTACTTTAGTCCGGGCCTTACGTTTGGTGATCCAGCAAAGATTAAGATGTTAAAAAAGATTAGACCTACTTTGCTTGGAGGAAACAACTCAGATATTTTCCTAAAGTGGTCTTATGACTTTTCAACAGATACCAGTTCTAGTACTTTTAGGACAAGCAGTGATATTCCCGGTTTTTACGGTCAGTCTGAATATACTGACGCTGACTTTTCTGCTGAAGGAATTACTATAAGCAGGAACTCACTAAACACAACAGGGTATGGATCTGTAATTAACGTGGGCCTTGAGACAGACATTAACGGCTTTGCTTTGTCTATACAGGAAATGAACGTATTAGCACTATTAGGTAAAACGATATGATGAATTATGATAAAAATAGGAGTAGTTACTAATGGGGTTTTTAAGCGATATTGTAGAGGCCTTTGTTCCTAGTAACATTGAGAGTCTCTATACTCAGCCTATTCCACAAGCGTCGGCTCCTAATGTTTCATTTAGGCCGTTTACCGTGTCGGGGCCAACAGGTGGGGTTAATGCGTCAGCAAGCGGCACTCAGTTTTCTCTAAATCCTACTGGTCAAGCTTTACAAGACGAGCTAGAGGCTAGTGCCCTGTCTAGATTTGCTAATACTCCAGCAAACTACATGGAATTAGGCAGTGCGCGAGAACAGGCGCTGGGCGTTGGTCAACAGTTTACAGCCCAAGCCGGTAACTACGGACTGCCTATGGCCGACAGAGAACAAGAGGTGTATGACCGCATTAGGGCTACACAGCTTGGTGAAGAAGAAAGACAGAGGCTTGCCTTAGAAGAGCGTTTGTTTAATCAAGGTCGTATGGGTGTACAGACATCTATGTTTGGTGGTACACCAGAGCAGTTTGCAATGTCTAAAGCACAAGCAGAAGCTCAGAACCAAGCATCCTTGATGGCTATACAACAAGCACAAGCAGAGCAACAACAACAAGCGGCTCTTGGGGCACAGTTTACTACTTTAGGCTCTGGTCTTACGGCACAACAGCAGGCACTTGAGTCTGGTCAGCAACAGATGGGATTAGGTGCACTTCAGGGTGCTTACGTACCACAGGCGGCTATGCTGTCAGCGTTCTCTCCAGCACTCAACGTAGCGTCTTTGGCAGACGTAGCACGTAGACAACAAGGTGAGCTTGGTTTAGAAGCGCAGATGGCTAATATTTCTGGACTTGTTGGTCAAAGGGCCGCGCTGGCTAATATGTACGGTGGTATCTATGGTGGTCTAGGCTCTGGTCTAGGCGGGTTACTTGGTGGTCAATTAGGCTCTTCAATTTTTGATAAAATCTTTTAACCTAAGACAACAATCACCTAAGACAACAGGATAAATAAAATGGCTACTAATATAGGTTCAATTTTAGCTCAATCTGGAGCGACTACTGGTCAACTTATGGGCGGTGGCATTGCTAATCTCGGTGCTGGTTTAAGTTCTGGAATAGGCGGTATGTTGACTCGACGGCGAGAGAGAGAGCAAGA